CACAGGTTTCATGAGTTTTCCTTCTCCTAAAACTCTCACCTCATGTTTGACGCCCTACGATTCAAGAGCAACCCAATGCCATCGACCACTTTCGTCCGTAGACTACTGAGATATTTGCATCAATTTCGAGCCATTCAAAGAAAAAACGTATCTTTCGATGATGTAGAAAAGTCAGGTTGATTGATCAGGACGTCCCAACAAAATTACATGAGAAGAATCCTAGCTAAGTCAAGTCTTAGTCACTCCTCGGTAGAGTCTTAGTCTTACACCGGCTGGTAGATGGGTCAGAGTCTTAGTCTTACTCCCCATATGGTGGTACGGCGACACACGCCTTAAAGTAGTCTCTCTTCTCATAACAGATCTCATGATCTTGTCGTTGACGAAGACTAAATCCGCGGAACTCGTTAGCAGCATTCTGCCACGACATGTTGTTCCTCCTACGGACATAGCTATTGTGACGCTCGAGATCAGATGCTCGAACTTTCTCCTTTTGCTTACCAAGCTTAGTCTTTTCGACTAACCGGAATAAATCTTTAAGTTCATACCGGAAAAGGGTCTCAACAGTGAGATACTTATAAAACTGAGAATAACCACTCTCACAATCAGAGAACGAGGGTTCTTTAAATTCCTTCGAGAGGTTGACCATGTGAATGGCACGAACTTCGCGGAATCCCTCGAGGACATCGTAGGCTTTAAGCCTCGAATCAACCTTATCATGGACAATCCATAAAGGGTCCTTCTTCTCCTTCAAGATCCTGAACCGCTTATCAGAATCCTTCTTTGCGATCAAAACAGTGGCACACCATTTGTCGAGTTCAGTATAAGCCTCCTTTTTCCTGAGACCAGCTCCACCAAGGTACTCCGGCATACTCCAAGGAATACACCATCTTAGATCTTGACCGTCTTTTCCTTTGACGGAAGGTGTTAAGGCTTTTCGGTTATAGTAGATAAATCTCCTAGACACCTCACCCCAAACCTCTGAAGGGCAACTATCCTCTAACTGTTTATGAAGCTCACCTATTTGAGAGTAAGTTCTAACAGCGGACTCGCCTGTCCCAGAACGGGTTTTACCGAACATTATGCCCATATTCACAAACTTAACATGTGTCCACACACCTTCAATCAAATGATAGGTTGTGCTATTCAAGACACACACCGGTTTCTCAACGCGTGAGTATAAGGTCTTGCCAATCGAAGTTGACAATCCTCCGAACGACGTTATACGTTCCCAGACCTGACGCAATGAAGCACGAGATCCCAACAAACTACAATCGTCGCCGTTTACTAACAACGGAGCTATAACACCACTTTTGCGAAAAGGACGATCTCTGAGGCGATATTTCTTGTTATCAGCAACCTCCAAAGCCCAACGACACATTGCTGCGTTAGCTAGACAAAGGACAGGGAAGCTAGTTACGCTCCCCATCAGCTGACCTTCAAGTTGAGGCATCCAAACCCCATCGACGCAGTACTGGTGATGAATGAGCGATCTAATGAACATTTCTTCATGATCAGCATCAAATTCATAGCCCTCCCCGGGCACGTGAGCAGCGCGGATGCAGCTAACAATCTCACGTCCAATACATTCAGAGACCCAACTGTGTAAATTATCAGTTGACGCCTTATAGTCCCCATTTATGATAATCTGATCATCCCTCGGGACCCCAATCCTCTCCTGCACATGCCCAGCAGTAATAGGCTCACTGATCAACTTAAAGACTTTATTGTCTCTCAAAGTCGACCACATGAATTTCTGTAATGGTGACAGAAATGTGTACAAAAGGGGAGGCCCTTTTGAAATAACGCGAATCTTTAACGCCTCAGCTAAACCAACAGCCTCCACAGATGCATCCTCATCGATTGCCATCGACTTAATGCGATCCATGACCAAAAGCCATTGTGCCCTGAGCAGATTGTCATCGTACTCGATTACCTTTCCTACATGCAACTTACCAACATCCCTTTCCAGATCGAGGCGTGCTTGTTCAGCAACCCCCTCGTCACCGTATCCCTTAGCGATCTCTGATCGAACCTTACCGTCAACAATGTTAGTGCTAACTAGGTCGGAACTAGGGTTAAAAAGGCCAAGCCCCCGAATGATTTCAGAGACTATCCCAACGGCCCCACTCGCATTTCTACTACGAATGTAGTTGGCGGAAGTGGAAGGAAAGAACGGCTCGTAGTGTAACTTTTCAGTATATTGAACACCACTAAACAATTCTTGCACAGTCCTCCTGCACTCCCTAATCATCGATTCTTTATCAATGATCTCACCATTACCCCAAAACATCTGATTTTCGACACCCAGACAATTTGCGAAATGATACGGCGAAAGGCCACTCATACCGCATTCATCACAAAAATAATCCTGGACAACAACTGGAGCTGTCGTCAAGTGTCGTGCACACTTTTCCTCTGCCGCCTTGATCATCGAATCATCGGCTCGAGGCATCCCCATCTTCGATTGAAGAATAGTCACAGCAAAACTCTCGTAGAGTGTTGGCTTCTTGACTTTCAACTTTTTCAAAAACTCGTTGAAGTAACCACCAAAGATCACTTTAGGATGGTCACCACAAAGGCCTACAGGAATGGCCGGGATGTCCTGCTCCTCATGAGCAGCATAAAATGCACATATCTTGTACTTGAAGTAGGGGATCCACGACTTCGCGTCGTTAATCGATTCCATGTAATCAAGACACCGAATAGCCGTGGTCATCACAATAACTCTGTAGCGTGTTTTATCTACAATAGAGTCTCGACCATTAAGACGTTTCATCCCATAGAGGTGATAAATCTCTACAAGACACGTCACGGCTTCCACCACTTTCTCAACGTCCATCTGACCTATGGATGCGTACAACTTCACTAGCTGAATTGTCGCATTCTTTCCAAAAGGTTGGATTGAACGGGAGCTTTCTCCGGGTACTACCATTCCCGGTTGAGCCAAAACCATTTTCGTAGGTTTCTGCCCAAGTTCATCAAAAGCAACTAGCTTCTGAGCTATCTCTTTGAGCGGAGACAGGCCAATTTTTCTCATTGTTACAGCAAGTGAAAAAC